ATCTGGAGATCGCAGAGTTCTTTAAGAACCTCATCATCATCTTGATTACTAATAGCATACATCAACTCCTTATATTCTTCTTGTATAAGCCTTCTCCTTAAATCTTTTTCACCATCCATTAAAGCAGAAGGCTCTGGATATTTTAACCCTATAGGGTGTTTGAAAGCACGGTGAAAGATATGCAGTTTATCCTGTAAGGTTTCACTTTTTCCCATCATTTTTAACATCCTCTATTAGTTTGCACAGATACCACTGTGCCTTCAACAAATCTTTGTAAGGATTTTCTTTTTCTTTATAACGATATCTACTTACATACTTAAAAATATTTCCTTTCAAGTATCCTCTATACTCATCTGATTCCATACTGTCCCTTATCAAATCAATAGTTTCCATCGTGTTACTATTGTAATGGCTGGGACTATTTACTTCTTCCCATGCAACATCTTCCATCTGTGAGTACTCCTTCCATGAACCCATGTTAATGCTTTATTTTCTTAGGATCAAACACAATAACATTCTCTGAATTTTTAAATGCATCTTCTTTTGTTTCCATATACTCTTCTTCAATAAACTCTTGCCCTTTTTCTACTAGATAATCTAATTCAGAATCTAGCATAGCCATTATACCTTTAACAATAATATTAGAAACATTAAAAGACTCTTCATCATAAGATTGTTCTGAAAGATCAGAAGAGCAAGTGTCTGCTACTAGCACAGAGAAATTTGTTTCATCATCTGGATTAGGAACAAAGATTATATAATGCCTATCACCTTTCAGATGTTGCAATTCCTCACTGTTCTGTCTACCATTCCAACTGTTAATCATTTAGTATCTCCCTTATAAGAATCAAGAAAAAAATCAAAGTCCATTATCACCAGTGGTTTCTGTCTGTTCATTTTTAATATGATAAGAGGTTCCCCTTTTCCCTTGTGTCCTTCTGCTTGAGAGTAAATAGAATAGATACCCTTGAACTTCTCCTGATTCTTACACTCAATCTTAAAAGGATATCTCTTAAAAGCAGCGGGAGAAAGCTTAACATCCATGCCCTGTTCTCCCATGATAGCCCCTTTAATATCATCTGGTTCTAAATCTTGTGAGCAATCAAGAAGTTTAGAAACAACTAAGTTTTGTAAGCTCCTGCCCTTTGCTTTCCTTGATCTAGTGCTTGTCATGTAGCACCTCTTTGAGCTTATGCTCTATGAAATCCGTTGTATCAGGACAGACGCCTCTCATTTTAGTAATGTCTTCTCCTAGAAGAGAGGGGGAGAAAACCACAACAGCCCCTCTTTCTAGGAGATGCTTGACTTGTTTTAAATCTGATTCAAACTTAGGCGCATTAGATTTAAACATCTCATCAAGCCAGAAGGAAGACGGCTCTGATCCTGGTGCCTTCTTCATTCTAATAGAGATGACATTCTCACCAACAAACCGCAGCCCTTCTTGTTTATCATTTCCAGTAACAAGATAGTATACATGCTTGTTAGTATTTACGTCAAGCTCTTTAATGATAGATTGAAATATAATCATTCAAACTCTTCCCCTTCCTCTTCAAGTTCTGTCAACCTACCAGTTCGACGGCTATAATACAGCCTACATGCAGGGCCTGTCAACCCTGAAAATCTATTTTTTATTACACGTACCGTTGTAGTATGCCTCTCCTTCTCATCCTCATGTTGACCATTCCTCTCCAATCCAATCACGATATCTGATAGCTGACCAATAGAAGCTGATCCTCTAAGCTGGCTAAGAGAAGTAGCTGCCCCTTCCTCATGACCAGCGGAGGAGGGCCTACGCAAGTGGGATACCAGAAGTAAACAGATATCTAACTCTTGCACCACTGTTCTAAGCTTGGTCATGATCTCATCAAGTGCCCTTCGCTCATCACCATGCTGCTGATCAGATACGATGATAGATACATGATCAAGGACAATATACTTACAACTCAATGCCTTGGCAAAGTATCTCACCCTCCCCACTATAGTATCAATAGCATTAGAACCAAAGTGATCATAGAAGAATAGCCTATTAGTTCCTAGTGTCTCATCAAACGCATCAACAAATTCCTCATCTTTTGCGTCAGCAAATACATCAGGAAGATGTAATGGTTTATCAACAGCCAAACTCATAATAGATAGCCCCGATCTTTTAGTTGATTCTTCCATAAACATCATACCTATATTATCGGGGGTACTATTTAATATATGATACACCATCTCTTTAATGAACTGTGACTTGCCAAGCCCTGCCCCAGCGGTGATAGTAACAAGCTCACCCATACGAATACCATAGGTTAGATTTTGTAGTCCATCATAAGGGTATGCAATAGCAGGGGTAACTATCCCTTCCATAATATCATCCCACATTTCAGAGCCAGCTATGATACCATCAGGTGTATATGTTTTAGCTGACCACCAATCCTTTACGAACTTACTCTGTTCCTTGTTCAACAGGTAATCATTGGCATCCTTGTATTGCATAGGCATGATCTTAGCCTTGGGGGACAAGACCTCTGCCACTTTCTTAGCTGCCTTGTTACCTGCATCATCATTATCAAAACAGATAACTACATTATCAAATGATGTAAGGAAATCATAGTTCTTTGCAACATCTTTAGCTGCACCAGCGGCACCTGTCTTAACAGAAACAACAGGCCACTTCGATCCAAGCATTTGGTAGGTAGACAGGGCATCAATCTCCCCTTCACATAGGGTGATGTACTTACCTCCTTCTGCGAAACCCTTCTGCCCAAACAAAGTACTAGCCGCAACCTTCCCTTCAGAGTAGAAGTCTTTCGTATCCACTCGCCTAACCTTATTAGCAATATGAATACCAGCATCATCGAAGAGAGGGTAGAAATGTTTGTTACCTTGAACAGTAACCTCATACTTACGACAGGTAGCTTCTGTAATAGACCTGTCTGGAATATCTGTCAGTGTTCCCTTAGTAAGTATGGTGGTTTTCTCTTGCCGTTCTGTTTGCATATTCCCTCCTGTTCCACTAATGTGATAGGTACATCCAGGCGAGAAGCAATGTTCATTACCATTCGCCCATACCCCTACGTTGTCTCTTGAACCACATTCAGGACATGGCTCATGTCTTCGAAATAAAGGATCAGACATTTATTTCTTCCACCTTTGGCTCCTTTTCTATCTTGGTTAAATACTTAACTCCATTACTGTACTTGAATGCTCTGAGCTTGGGCCAGCAATCTGTCTTGTATTCACAGAACACACACACCCTAGCCAGTTGCATGTTACCAGACTTACCATCAGGTACAGGTTCTTTACAAGCCTTTGGTTTATTAACAGTGTCTTTCAAGAAGGAACGTATATGTTTTATCCTCCCCGCTGCATTGATGAGGTCAAAGTCCGTTACTTCTAACAGAGCAATGTCACCAGAAGATTTATTAAGAGCAAGGAAGTATCCTCTATCCTTACCCTCTGCTTCTACGTACCCACTGATCTGTCCGATGTAACCAAAGTCATCCTCGCCATCATCGAATCCTCTCTTGAACTTGCGGAAACTATAATCGCTACTGGACTTAACGTCAACCACTTCACCATCAATCTTACAATCCATGTGACCATCAACGCCAGAGATAGACACCTTCTTCTGTTCATCAGTAACACTGTGACCAGCTTCCTTAACAAGAAACAAGAGAAGTTCCTCAACAATAGAACCATATAAGAACCGCATCAACGTATTGAAAGACAATTCTCTTTCTTTCTTTGGGCCGTTGATGTCCATCCATATCTTACGATCTGCCCTTCCTATTAAGGACATACGTAGGTTTGGTCTAGTGCCTTGGTTCCTCTCTTGTTCAAGGTATCTTTTTAGTAGTTCAGTTGTGTTAACCAAGAAGGAATCCATGTTCCCTTGCTTAATCTTAGCAGGAGTTGTCATCCTCTTGTAGATATCAGGTATAACATCTTGTATGTTTTTCATCCTAATCTCCTTTAGTGTATAGCTGCCCCACAGCAAAGCTGCCCTCGCCCACTATACATCTTGACAATGCGGATACGTAAGCATCCATGCCAAGCCCCATACAACAGACTAGACTAGATTAAAAGTCGTCATCATCCAAGGCTGAACCATTGTCCTCAAATGGAACTAGGTTAGTAACCTGCATCTTATCTAACCACAGGGATGTGCCCCACTCTTTAACAAAGGGATGATCCTTATTGTAAGTAACTCTAACCCTAACATCAGAACCATTTCCAATTCTAGTATTAGGAACATCAAAAGGATTTTTATCCTCATCTATAACAGGTACTCCAACAACCCCATTAGGGTAGCCTTCTGAAATAGAATCTCTCTTCGCAAACTTAGTATGGGAAACTACATATGGACCCCCAGATGTATGTTCCTTACCATTTTTATTTACAGGTGGTTTAATTTTAACACCATTCTTTTCAAGCAATTCCACAGACTCATCTGATAAGTCTCCGATATCAACTTGAAAGCGGTTATTGTAATCATCGTGCTT